AACCTAATCCTTCCATCATTTGAATAAAGGTTTTATTTATAACACCATCATCTTTCTTTACGATACGATTCACATACTGTACGGTTTTTCCTATTTTTTCAGCCAAAGCAGCTTGTGTTGTATCAGCTTCAACACATTTTATTTTAATATCTTTTTCGATGTTATTTTTTATCATAGAACTGCCCTCCGTTCAGTAGATATACAAATCCATTTAACATTATGGCACAAATAAGATGATTTTGTCAATATATCTGGTTTATAACCACTGAGTAAGATTTTTTATAGGATTTTTTATAGATTCTTTTAGTTTTTGTATCACTTTAACAATCCTATCTCTACAACCTACCCAATTTCAATCCTGTCAACTCAACCCTGTGGCTTTCTATCCTTGGATATGCTTAGTTCTTGTCTTACAAAGAAAAATCCGAGCGCCGGAATTTATACTCCGACCCTCGGAAAATCCATATTTCAAGCATTTTTGCTTACTTACTTATCAACTCTTGACATCAATACTACCGTCTCCACATGTGGTGTTTGTAAGATTTGAAATGCTTGTGATAGCCTATAAAATTTTAAAGTAACCTAAAACAATTCAAAATTTCAGCTATGTTTGAACCTAAATAACATAGCTGAATTTATTAAAATCTATTATAATTTATTAAAATATCTGCAAGGGCAACAAATAGTCAACATTGTTGCCCAACTAAAAATCAAAGGATTTATCATTCCTCCTTTTTTACTTATCCAGATGCTGCATTAATAACATACTTTCATTGCCTAAAATAATCATTTTTGTAAGCTTTTCTTGCTGTAATCTAATAATCTCTTCAAGCTCCCTAATCCTAGATTCTAATTTTCTTCTTTCTAATGGTGACATTGGACTTAATTCACAACCCTCTATTTTCATAATTTCCTCTAGACTATATCTAGGAGTTGGTATATGTGGATTTCTAGTTATTATTCCTTCTTGTTCATAGTTTATTATAGCTTGTGTAGATACACACCAACGCTCAGATAACATTTGTCTTGTAATCAAAACTGGATCCATTGATAATCCTCCCTTTTATTTAAAGTAATAATAAATTCTAATAATATGAATTTGATTTTTGACGGCAAAACAAAAGGAGGCTTAGGCCTCCTTTCTATTTATTGTCAACATCACTACTTTTACTGTGGAGGATTACATTTAGTACATGGACTATATCCTTTTTTTGCGTCCTCTAAAGTTACCTGACTAGCTTTACTTGGATTCATTTTACCACAGTTATTTATTCTATGATATTTGCTTCCTGTTGCCGATAGCCATACCATTACTCCACTATTTGATGATGGTGGATTTGGTACTGGAGCTGGTGTTGATGTTGAGTTGTTTGATCCACTTGAATTACTATCCCCATTTGTGTTATTACTATCTGAGCTATCAGTATTTGATGATTTATCATCAATCTCTATTGTTTTTACTTCTTCTTTTTTAGACTCCTCATTTTTAATTTCATTCTCTACAGCGGAATTGTTTGTATCATCTTTCTTCGCAGTATCTTTAGAATCTCCACAAGCTACCATCCCAAATGATAATATTCCAACTAATAAAATAGATAATATTTTCTTCATGATTATCCCCCTTTAATCAATTATATCTAAATTTTAACATTATATTAATATTTTTTCAATTTATAAATAGCGTAAAAAATAGGAGGCTTAGGCCTCCTTATTTCGTTGCTGTTATTCCGTTTGCATGATTCTTATATGTTTCAATTTAATATAAAAAAAATAAGACTTACTTTTAAAGTAAATCTTAAAATCGTAATTTAATAGTACCTGGAGAATGTGTGCACTTACAGTACACTTAAGCGTAAATTAGCTACATTTCTCTTGGCAGAGCTTTTAACTGTATTTATATTATATATTTGAACCATATTTATGCCAATATAAAATTATAATGTCAAGTCTTTTTTAAAATTAATTTTGTTATATTATAAATTTTCCTCTAATAAATTATATTATCTATAGTATATTTCTTTTTAATTGTGTCAAAAATATTGATAAGAACATAATATACTATTACACAAATAAAAAGTATTTCTTGACTATCGCAATATCGTACGATATAATTTAGTTAATCACTAAAAGTAGTTAACTAGCTCATCTACCATGTTGTAGAAGGAGTAGAGAATGCGTCTATCGTACAGGTAGGCGCATTCGTTTTTTTATAACTTTTCAGATATACTGTACTCTTTTTCTAACTTTTCAATACTGTGTTTATATTTTACAATATATGCTGTTATAAGCATAAAACATTTGTTTCTTTCTTCTAATATAACTATAAAATTAGTTTTTTTACACCATAATTTGTATCTATATTTCTTGTTCCTATGCTTATTTTTCCACTTATAAATACTTGTACACTTATCACATATTAATAACTCTATTAAAGGTTTTATCCATGCAATTCTTTCACATCTTCTCAGTTCAGGATTTCTATCATATTCATTATTACCTTCAGAAATAATATGCCAAAAAGTTTTTTCTTTACCATGATACATTGCTTCTGTAAATATTCCTATTGGTTTTCCTTGAAAGTATTGTTTGGTATCTATAAATGAGCTTTTAAAAATATTATATAGTTCATTTTCATACTCTTCCCAAACACCACTATAATCATCAAGTTCAATTAGCTCAGGAAGTTTCTCACAATTATTCATATCTCTCACTTTAACCTTCCCATATCAATAAATTAAGCTTAGATTCTCTATATAATGTTGTTTTCTCTAAAGAATATCCTGATAAATTTTTTATCAATTCAATTATTTCTAGTTTTGATTCACTAGTTTTAATATCTCTATGATAATACCCTATGGCTCCTATTATTAAATCTGCTATTTGTAATAATACACATTCTTCTGATCTTACATTTTGAATTTTTCTTATACTATTATAATTATAATCAAGTATTGTATTTGCTAGAACATCCTTTAACTTAACTACTTTATCTGAACTTCTTGTATCTTTTATATCCAAATAAATGTTATAATTTTCTCTAGGATCAATTATCGTTTTTAACATTTCAAAATACATTTTATAGTACCAATCATCATGTGTTTGCTTATATTTTTTATGATCAAGTTTTGATTTATCTTTTATCACAACCCCTCTAAAATGAAGATCCTGACAATTAAAGAAAAACCTTATTATATCCTTAAAATAATTAATATTACTATTTGATACTTTAGTCCATTTTATTTCAGCATATTTTTTTATTCCATGCATTTCTTTTATATTATAAATCTCATTAATTATTTCTTTCCTTTTATTTAATGGACACCAAATACCTCCTAAAACCATAGATTTTTTCTTATCATGCTCTAAATGACAACTTTCATCACAATATATATTAATCATTTTTTCCTCCTACACCACATCTTGTATATAACATTATATTATACATTATATACGAAATTTATTTTTACAATCACTATTTTAGGCATAATATTTCTCTTTATATTTATTATATTACCATTTTCTTTTCATTTCATATAGATACACTATTTTACATTCAACAAAATTTTTGATTTAATATAGAAGTCGCTTAATTTTTACATAAAAAAAGGCAGAGAGATTTCTCTCCCTACCTTGAATAAATTCTATAAAATTGGATAGCATTTAAGATGCATTACAACATGCTATTTTATATTATTTTATTAGGGTGTAGTTGCCGAAACTGCACCCTTTTATCTTTATAGTCCTAAAAGTGCTCTCCAGGTATTTCTTCCAACAATACCATCTGCAGATAAATTATGTTTTCTTTGAAATGCAACAACAGCTGCTCTTGTATCATTTCCGAAGATACCGTCTGCTGTTACACCTAACTTTTCTTGAAGTAGCTTAGTTATTTCTCCTACTGCCCCATATCTTAACAATGGACATCCTGCTAAAGTATTACTTCCTGGTATTCCGTCTACAGTTTGCGAACTAAAACCTTGTTCATTGCAAGCAGTTTGTAGTCTTGCAATCCAGTTATCCACTTCTTTATATTCTTCAACAAATTCTGAACTAATGAATCCACCATGATCACCCCAAAATACAGAAAACCATCCATCCTCTTCAAAGTCTATATGAACCTTTTCTCCATATTTTAAAATTCCTAATTCATCATATCCTGTACCTGGACCTTTTCTAATTTTTAGGCCACTCTTTGCTGTAACGACTCCATATTCATATGGTTTATTTTTAATTTCCTCTGATGGGGTATCTGATTCAACTGTAGTTCCTGTAATTCCTTTTACTATTGCATCTGCTAAAGCTTCAGGATTGTATATATTCATATCATTTTCATTGTCTATAAAGCAACACTCTATAAGCATTGCACTCATATTTGTATGTCTTATTACATATAGGCTTGAGCCATCTTTAATTCCCCTGTTGTAATATCCTAACCCTTCTAGATTATCCAGTACTGCTTCTGCTTTATCGAATTTCTTTCCACCATAGGTATACACCTCAGTTCCGTATGCATTGTTATTAAATGCATTTAGATGTATTGCTATATATAAATCCCCACCAGCATTATTTGCTGTATTAGCTCTATAAGATAAAGAATCCATTAAGCTGCTGCAACTATCTTTACTACATACTACAACTGTATGCCCTAATGCTTCTAACTTTTCCTTAACCTTATATCCTATTTCTCTTGTGCAGTCTTGCTCTCTTCGTCCGCAACCTTCGGCTCCTGTGTCAGACCCGCTCAAGGTGTGTCCCATATCTAATAATATTTTCATTTTACATACTTCCTTTCTTAATTAAAATTAAAAGAGTAGCCTTTCGACTACTCTGATTTTGATAATTGCTTTTTAGTTTGGTTTACTCCAACACTTACACCCCAGCACAATATGCCCTGTAAAAGTGCATTTACTGCTGCATCTAGCAACGTTTTATACTGTGCATTAATTATATTAAGAAGCATGGCCAACGTGATACAAAACACCATTAACGCTACTGTAATATACTTATCCTTAAAGCTCTCTAGTTGCTTTAAAAATATTCCTAATACATATGCTGCCACAATAAGAATTAATAAGTGTTCTGGTATAAATTTCATAAAATCCATTTTAAATTCCTCCAATTTTTATTTAAATAATAATGCTATAGCTCCAGCAATGAAAGCTCCAATAACAGACCTCCATAGCCAAGTAGATTGATTTTCTAAATCATCGATTCTGTGATTACACACTTTTATTTTTTCCTCTAAAGCTACTATTTGCAAATTACTAGCTTTAGAATTTTCTTCTAATAAAATTTCTATTCTAACAAGTCTCTCTCGAATATCTTGTATAGTTTCTCTATCATCCATCTAGCACCTCTCTTATTTTTCTCAATAAAAAAAGAACCTTTTAGGCTCCTAATATTTTTTGCTTTTCTTCTTCTGTTAACATGCCTACACTAACAAATAAGTCTAAATCTTGTACAGTGTAAAGTCCCATCTTGTAATACTCTGCAATATAGATTCCCATTACACATTCCCTCCTTTCAACTTAGCCATTTCTAATAAAATTTGAGAGTTAAAAGCTTGCTGTTTTCCCAATGCTGCTCTTAACTCTGCATTTTGCTTTAATAGTTGTGCATTAAGATTATCTTGTGGTTTTATTATTGACTTTAATTTAACTTGTCTTGCTTCAAATTCTTTTGTCTCTACGTTCTTTACAAATAAAGTCCCATTCTGATTTAATTTAAGCAATTCAATTTCTTTATCAGCTTCAATTTCTATATAATTTTCATTTTCTTCTCTCTGCTCTTCCGTAAAAAATCCTTCTACTTCTAAAGTTTCTTTATTATATTTAACTAACACCATATTTTTTCACCTCCTACATGCCAAAAATAAGTAGCTGATATGATATAGGTTTTGTACCATAGTTTAAAACTTGGACGCTAATTGTGTCACAATACTGTATTTTTAAGTCTGCTGTAGTTTCGTACTTTTCCCAATTTGCTCCTGGTACCCATGTTGAACTTGCTACTCCAATGATTGTTTTAAACAATCCAGAAGGAAAAATAGTCTTTGAACTGGAATTATTTCCACACCAACCATTTATTAAATAAGCCTTAATTCCACCAGCCAATATAAAAACAACATTGTCTGCTTCTGATACTTTATAGTTAGTTACATCTTTAAGCAATTCTTCTACTGTTCTTCCATCACCCATTTTTATTTGGTCAGCACTATTTTCAAAATAATGTTTATCCCAATCTATGCCGTTAAAGCTTTTAAAAGCTCTTTTTATTACCTGTGCCATTATATCTCCTCCTTATATCCACACTGTGCCTACTGGAACCCCTGTAGGTTGTGTTGCTGATTTAATTATTTGTGTTCCATCTTTACCAGCTGGTCCCATTGCCCCTGTATCTCCTTTAGGCCCTTGAGAACCTGTATATCCTCTTGGCCCCTGTATTCCTTGGGCTCCTTGTATTCCAGTATCACCTTTATCTCCTTTAGGTCCTTGTATACCTTGTGGTCCTTGTAAGTTAACATAAGTATAAGTTGTCTGTCCTTGCTGCCTAACTCCTAATTGTGTTCCACTCCATACAAACTCTAAGTTTTTACCGTCATGTCCTTTTGGACCTTGAACTCCTTGTATACCTTGTTCTCCTTTGGCTCCTGTGTCCCCTTTATCTCCCTTAGGCCCAACTGCTCCAACATCCCCCTTAGGTCCTTGTATGCCTTGGTCACCCTTAGGCCCTTGAATACCTTGTGGCCCTTGAAGGTCTTTTACAGCTTGCATAGCTTCAATAAATATATTATCTCCTTTGCTAAGGGCATTTAAAAACTCTATTGAATTTCCGCTTATCTCTTTAAAGGCTTTATTTCCAACTCTGCTACCATTTATATAAATCGATATAGCATTAATTCCTATAGGATATATATATCCATCATTCCAGCTAAAAATCTTCTGTCCTTCTGTAGCAACAAAATATTTTTGAAATACTACATAAGATTGCCCGTCTCCAGCTGGTCCTTGAACTCCTTGGATACCTTGTATTCCTTGATCTCCTTTGTCACCTTTATCGCCTTTAAGATTTATTCCTACATCAAAAGTACCATCTGGATTTTCTAATTTTAGAATAGTTCCACTCCATTGATGTCTTATTTTATCTCCCTTGTCTCCCTTTACGCCTTGTATTCCCTGAGGTCCTCTCTCTCCTTGTATACCTTGCAATCCTTGAGGGCCTTGTTCTCCCTTAGGCCCCTGTATTCCTTTTTCACCTTGAATACCTCTCTCTCCCGTTGCTCCTTTTAAATCTACATAGGTATAATTGGTTTCATCTTCTCTCTTAACCCCTAATTTACTACCACTCCAAAGATATTGGATGCTATATCCTTGTGGCCCTCGTTCTCCTGTTGGTCCAGTTTCTCCAGGAGGGCCTTGTACACTTTCCTGTAAAGGTGTATCTTGAGTTTGTTTTATTTTTTCTCCTATAGTTGGAATAGTAGTGCCGAACGTAGGCTCGATTTTATAGCTATCCTCCCATATTTCCCTTACCTCTGTAACTCTATTATGTTTTATTAAACCTATTTTTTTATCTAAGGTAGTTACAATATCACCTAAATTCCAATCAGCTTTATAGCCCATAGGTTCAACTTCACATTCAAACGTACTAATTTGTGGAGTTTCGGAAAGTTTTACTTTTCCCCTATCTTCTAGGTTTCCACCTTCTTCTATGTCTCTTGCATCTATGAAAGTTTCTCTTCTATCAAACCCGATTAAGTTACTATTAAGAATTTTAATTTCTCTATTAGCACCTTCACCCTGCCCAGCTGCATAAGCCACATTTTTATAACCTATATTAGAATCTAAATAATTTTGTTTACGGATATTATCGTAATCTATTGAGAAAATCTTTGGTGGATTAATATTCTGTTCTGTACTTAAATCTTTACCCTCTAATACCTTAAACACAAACTTTTTATTTCTATAATCTAATACTATAGTCCACCCTAAACCACTTGTCTTAGCCAATTTAGATAATTCTTCATCTAAATTTTTATATCTAGTCTGAAATTCTAGCTTTATCCCTCTACTTTTAGAATGTTCTAGAATTAAGTTTGGTATTTTTCTATTAATATCTAATGGATCTACTGCATTAGTTTTTACTAAAGCTAACATTATATCTTCTACATTGGTATTAAAAGTATGGTATGCATAGCCTACTGGCGGCACTGTAATTCTATTACTAAACCAATAACCTAGAGCGAAGCCTTTAACAGTAATATCTTCTGTGCCTTCTTTGGTAACCTCTATATATTCTATAACTCCAGCTCTATAACCATCTTTATTAAGCATAATTATATTGCCTTTCGCAATTAATTCCTTATTAAAGCCCTTAACATGGAATTCAAATTCTCCATAAGTTTCCCATTTTGAGATGTAAAAAAGAGAAGTATAATTATCTACTTCTCCTAAAAAATTTATATCTCTATCAAAAAATCTTATATCCATATACTACCTGTCACCGCCCCTGTTGGTTGTTGCTCCTGTATATAAATATTTCTCCAACCTTTAGTCTGCTGACTATTAAACCAATCATCAAATTGTTTTTGTAAGCCTTTAATCATGCTATTAAATTCACTCATATTTTTAGGCCTTATTGAGCCACATAGCTCTGGCCTAAATCTTTCATCTGTAACCGTAAAATCCCCACTTTTAGGCACCTTTACTTGTGCTAAGGATAATTCCCATATAAGATTATCTCTTTGTAATACAGGTACAATAGGCTTACTTCCAGAAGTACCTTGTTTAAGTTCTATAGATACTTTTTTAGTTGATAAATTTAGTTTAATAACTACTCTATCTATCCTGTCGTAATTAGGGTCCCTAGTTATATTTATAGTTTTAAGACTATCGTTATATAAATAAAACCCTCTTACAATAGAAAAACCTTTATCTACTGTAACACCTGTGGAAGTTTTAGTTACTCCTAGAGTCATATTATTGTTTTCTATACTCACACCACTTTCATATATGTTATCAAAGTAGCGGTTAAATTCATCTTGGCCGTATTCTTGATCTCCGTTAAAAAAGCCATAGTATTCCAAACTAACACCTCCTATACTCCTAAATATCTGTTTCTATATCTTATTTCTACGCTCTGTGGTTCTAAGTTCTCTGTGGTGTATTCCATTAGGTTATCCCCTACCTGCAAACTAAAAAAAGTGCTGTCTAAATCTATATAGTTAAATGCATTAATCCTTGTTCCGTTTCTTTCTATTTCTACTTTTTTATTGCCAAATACGGTAGTAATTATTAATGTATCGTCACTTGTTAGTGTTCTGTTTACTTTTATAAATTCCCCTGTAGTATGGTTTGTTATAGATGGATTAACTGCTGGCCCCTTAAAGATTACTTCTATAGGCGTTTCAACATTCCCGTTATTAAAAATATTTTTCTTTACTTCTCCTCTAATTTTAAATTTAAAAGGTAGCTTAAATTTAAATTTCCAGCCACCTATCCATGTTCTTATTTCTTCGCCGATTTCATAATCCTTTAAATACGGATCTGGACAAACTAAACCAACTTTAAAGTTTAAAGGTGCACATAGATTATCTATAGGGGCCTTAAAACTTTCTACTTCATACGCAATATATTTTTCTATTCCACAATAATTAGCAGTTAAAATTCCTTGCCTCTTAGGATTAAAAAATCCTATTAATTTTTGCCTTTCAAGTTCTTTGTTAGATCCTTTATAATCAACTTCTATGAATATATCTCTAGGTAATACTCTTTTTTTATTAGTATATCCACCATCATATTGTGTATATTGTTCTATGCTTATTTCATAATCAGAGCTTTCCAGCCCTTCAATTTTTATTAATTTATAATCACTATCTTTTTCTATATTTAAAACATCATTTCCACTTTGGAATTTTAAAGTTAAATTTTTCTTATCCAAATACTAAATCCCTCCCAGCTTTCTTTAATGCTCTAGCGTTCTCGCTTGGAGTACGCTCTGGGTTAACTATCGTAACATTTTGAGTTATACCATTGTCATTGTTTGTAACTGTAGAAGTTGTATTATTTATTCTACTACCAGCTACTATCGCACTTGTTTTAGCTGTTTCATAATCAACTGTACCTTTTAGCTTTGCAGCTAATTCATTAATGTTAGAATTTATCTGTTTATCTAAATCTGGCATTTCCGTATCAATTCCAACAGATATACCTTTAACAAGGTTTTTACCTATAATATCTCTCATAAGTCTAGAAGGAGAATGTATTCCAAGAGCATTTTTGAAACCATCCATGATTCCACTACAAAAGCCGGTTATCTTATCCCAAAGCCAGTCTTTAGCATTCTTTATACCATTCCAGATACCTTGTACAATGTTCTTTCCTATGTCTAGCATATTACCAGGAAGTTCTTTGAACCAATCTACAATAGATTCTGCTGTTTCTCTAGCTGCTGTAGATGCTTTGTCATACATATCACTTCCCCATTGTATAACTTTATCTATAGTTCTACTAAACCATTGTGAAATTCTACTAGGCAATGTAGAGAACCACTCTATAATAGCATCTAAGAATTGCTTTCCTATCTCTTGAGATTTATTATGCATTTCTATTGCCCAATTCTTAACTCTGTCTAAAGTGCTTACTAACCAATCATATATTCTCCCAGGCAACTCCGAGAACCAATTTACAATATTATCTATCCATATTGGAATATTCTCTCCAAAATAATTAAATATGTTAACCCAGCCTTGAATTATAGTTCCTAGTAATTCTCCCAAAGCATAACCTATCTTGTAAGGTAACTCAGAGAACCAATTGACGATATTTTCAATCCATAGTGGAATAGTTTCAGTAAAAAATGCTACTATTGAGTTCCATCCATCTATAAAGAATTGTTTAACTTTTTCACATTGCTCGTTAAACCAATTAGGTACATCTTCTGTAAAGAATGTCTTAACCGAATTAAAAGCTTCTGGAATAGTTTCTGTGAAGAAATCACACACGGCTCCCCATACGTTACTAGCTACTTCTTTAATCTTTTCCCATGCATTTATAACGGCATTTCTAAAGTCCTCATTGGTATTCCATAATGTCACCAAAGCCGCAATAACTGCTGAAATACCTATAACTATCCATCCCATTGTAGACATAGCCATTATAGCATTAAGAATCTTTTGCGCACTTGCAACTAATTTTGTAGCTGCCGCCGCACCTTTCATAACTGCAATAAAATCAGAAACTATAGTTACAACATTAAATACTAATAATGCAGTACCAACACCCACCAATGCGGTTGCTATCCCACTTAATGTATTATCCAATTCACCATTACCGAGTTTTACAGTCAAGTTGCTAAACCAAGCGGCTACATTATCTACCGCATCTTTAGCTGGCCCGCTAAATTTTTCATAAAACGCTATTCCAGCACCTTCTACAGCTGAACCTAACAACACAAGACTTCCTTTTAAATTATCATTCATTGTATTAGCCATGTTCTCAGCAGCACCCTCTGAATTGTTTAAGCTATCATAAAGCTTGTCATAGTCTTCTTCGCTCGCATTTATAATTGCAAGCATACCAGACATGGCTTCTTTACCAAATATAGTAGCTGCCGATTGTGTCTTTTGAGCATCACTAAGTCCACTAAATTTTTGTCTTAGTTCATCATAAAGCTCTTTACCTTCTTTAACTTTTCTGTTTGTATCCACTAAAGATATCCCCAAGCGATCCATTTCTTTAGCCATTTCTTTACTAGGATGTGCTAAGTTGGTTAAAGATGCTCTAAGTGCCGTACCACTTTGACTCGCCTTAATTCCACTATTGGCCATTAAACCAAGAGCAAAAGCTGTATCTTTAGCAGACATTTTTAATGCTCCAGCTACCGGAGCAACATACTTAAAACTTTCACCTAACATAGATACGTTAGTATTAGAGTTACTTGCTGCACTAGCTAATAAATCTGCAAATTGTGCACTATCTTTTGCGGACATTCCAAAAGCAGTAAGTGCATCTGTTACAATATCAGACACAAGTGCTAAATCTTCTCCACTAGCGGCTGCTAAATTCATTATTCCATCAATACCATTTAACATATCACTAGTTTTCCATCCAGCCATAGCCATATATTGCATTGCTTCAGCTGATTCTGTAGCACTAAACTTAGTCTTAGCACCCATATCTTTAGCCTTTATGCTTAATTGTTCAATTTCTTTAGCAGTAGATCCACTTATAGCTTGAACTTTAGACATACCCTCTTCAAAGTCTCCACCAACTTTTATAGCATAAGCCCCAATTCCACCTATTGCTGCAGATGTTGCTAAAAAAGCTTTATTCATTGTACCTAATCCATCTTGAGCTTTTCTACTAAGTTCTGATATACCTTTCTCTGCACCACTACTATCTATTTTAGTATCAATTATAATTGATCCATCAGCCATACTTTCACCTACCTTTTTAATAAAAAAAAAGCAGGCATTGGCTCACTACTCTATGGTGTGGCTCTAAGCTCTGTCTTTTGGTTCTCTTATCTTATTTATTTTTTTACAACGAGGGCATTTAATTTCCCCCTTAATTACATCAGCTTTTAAAAGCAACTGATTGCAATTACTGCATCTTATATCTTTTATTTCAATCACCTCATTTAAGACATAAAAATAACACCTAGAAAACTAAGTGTTATAAATATATTTCAGTATTATCTTCAATTTGTTGATTTTTTATTTTTCCTTTTAATTCTCTAATAAACTTATTCCAGTTAGTGAATCCAACTATTTGAAAACTGATTACTTTTAAATCTCCAGTTTGTGATTTATAGTTTATTACTACATAATAACTAATTTCATCCTTACTCTTATTCCCTATTCCACTAGCTCCGCCTATTATTGCACCAAGTGATCCTAGCAAAACACCACCTACTAATGCTCTTCCAGCAACACTTTTATTTGCCTGAACTACCTCTTTTTCTGTAACACAATTTGCCGCTAAAATCTGTTCATACGGTAATTTAATGACCGGAATATTAGAAATATTTTTTCCTTTTATCTCAAGTAAATCTTCTTTCAAGACAACTTCAACGATTAAATCTTTTGTATAGACTTCAATCCCATCAATATACTTTAGCATAATACCTCTATCTTTATTTTTCTTACCGAATATCCCCATTACAATTCAACTCCCTATGTAAATATAAATTAATTATACATTACACAAGGAATAAATTACAATACTTTACTAACATCTCCACCATTTAGAAGGACCTTTTCAATACAACTAAGTTTTTCTTTTTCAGATTTACTAACACTAGAAGGTATCTTATATAAGTTTTTCAGCTTCTTATAGTGTTCCTTTTGTTCTTTATCTTTTATTTTAGATAAATCAGTACTTCTGTAACCCATTATTTTAACTATCATATTATCATCTTTAAGGCTCTTAAACATGGCTTTAAACTTCCACCAATGCAAATATTTTATGTCCTGCAAATCTACTCCATACTGGTCTAAAAAAGCACTATAGATATAATCGTCATCATATTCAAAACTGTATATTTGTGTTGCTCCTCTATCTTTTCCAGTGCTTTTAACCTTAGCTTCATTCTTACCGCATCTATAAAACCATAATATTTTTTCTATAGCTTCATCAATATTAGTTGGAATAACAGGATAGTACAAATCTAAAGCCATGTATATTTTATCCTTTTCTTCTATAGTTGAATCCTGCATTAAAAGTTCAAAGAGTATGCCATACATGAAGTTACTATTAATTTCATATTCAACACCATCTATATCTACACTAGTTGGAACTGTATCTATTAAAATATTCATTACTTTTTACGTCTTTGAGCCCTATTAGGAGAATATTTACTAGCTATTTTTTCTATCTCTGATTTTTGCTCATTCATCTGAATAACTAATTCTTCAAAAGCCTTTAGGCAAGTTAATAAATTAACTTTATTTCCAAAAACTTTCTTATCTGTTCCTTCTCCAAATAACTCGTTGAATACATTAAACACCGCATTACACTGTGTTCTAATACTTTCAGCTACAGTCATTCCTTTAACTTTCTCACTCATATCTTCAACATTCTTAAGTGCATTTTCATACTTTCCAGCAACATCTAAATCAAATATATCTAAATCTTCTAATTCAACACCATTTATTTTCAAACTTATCCCTCCTATACTGTTTTAGCTTCGAATCCTTCAGCAAAAGTCTTTTCAGTTGTATTAAAAGTACCTAGTATCGGATCACTTTGAGCTAAGAAAGTACCACTAATTCCTAACTCACCATCATTGTCATCGAATGAATCTACCGCAATAGCAATCTTAAACTTTCTGGCTCTAAAACCTGATGCTTTAGCTTCTTTATCTAAATCGACTATAATATATTCTGTTTCTGTATCAGCACCTGTTTTTTGCATTTCTCCAATATTTCTAATATATTCAATAGCCTTATCCGAAACTATTTGATCAGTATTAAAGCTTGTACTCCATTCATATCCAGTAACGGATTGACTTGCACTAGCTTGATTAATATATCTCTTACTACTTGTCTGTGCTGAAGGACTTTCATTCAACTCTGTAAATCCTGTTCCTAAAAGTTCAAAAGTTTCTCCAACTTTTAAATAATTAGCTTGAATTCTTCTCTTTCTAATTACCATCTATATCACTCCTTTTTTTTGAAAATATGTTATTTTACATACCTAATTTATTAGCATTTTCTTTCATTCGTTCTTCTATATCACCTTTAATAATTTCAACTTCTTTACAATCTATCACTAAAGTTAAAACTGATAATTCATCAGTTTTTTTATTTATAGAATAATCTAGAATATAATCTATTTTTTTATCATTTAAAAATAATTCTTCAATAGGTCTTGTCCCCTCCGAGTAATCAACTATCTTTAATCTATTATGCTCCATCTATATCACTCCTTTTTTTTGAAAATATGTTATTTTCATTTGAATTTGATATCTTGCTTTATCAACGTCAGTTTGAAAAGCATATCCCGTAGTTAAACATTCTATTGATCTACATTCTTTATCGTCTAAAATTGGTAAATTACCTATTAAATTTTGTTCTTCTATCCAATTTGAAAAATCTTCATAAAATCCACAATTATTTATATTTTGTAATACATCTGGACCATATGACTCTCTACTAGCAAATATAAATTCAAACTGTCTTATGCTAGATCCATCTATATATTTTTTTATTATTGGATTACATGGAGTTTCTTCAATACTGTACATAGTTGATTCCTCACCAAGATAATCAACATTTACTTTTACTGCTCCATTAAATTCCTGCAGATAAGGGCATGTTCTTATAAATTTTCTAATACTATCTATAATCACTTAGCTCTACCTCCTACAAAATCAGCTATTGTTTTAACTACACTATTCCCTTTATCGGCCCAAGCTCTTTTATCCCATCTCTTACCTCTTAAACCTCCAAAGCTAGTACCTTGTTTACCATTTCCAGCATTCTTATAAAATTGTTCAGCTGCATATGGAGCGTTATACTCAATATTAGTAGGATTAACTTGAACCATCATATCCTTCAATCTACCAGTTAAGAAAGGTGTATAAGGATTCATAATTTTGTAGCATTCCTTAGTAAATCTAACTTGAGCTTTTCCATTCTTATTAAGATACCTCTTAAGTAATATCTTTTCTGTTTTATCCATTTCAATTCTTACAGTTGTAGCCATTACTTACACTCAACCTCCCAATGACCTGACCATTCCTGAACACCAAGAATATTAACAACATCATCAAAATTATTTTCCAAGTCAGTTATTGAGTTAGGTCTAATACCTGTAATCTCAAAATCAGATTCACCTTTAACAATTATGTCATTAACACCAAAAGTAAAATAATTAAGTCTTTCTTCATTAGTTAACTTAGCAAACCTTTTAGGGCTAACATACCCTGGTATTTTATCAATAAAAATAAGAATGCTATCATCACGATTCAATCCTTTGTCCGTAACAGTTGCATTCCTTTTACCTTGCCAGTTTACATCTCTTATGACAGTTCTTTGATACCTATCAACATCATTTTCTTTATCATAATACTTATTATAAAGAGTGATATCAGCATTCTTAAATAATACCCCCATAATATCTCACCCCATTAACTTAACAAATGGAGCTGGTAATAACTCTTTAATATCATCAGTTATGGTCCATTTTCCTTCATCAGAGAAAGTCATGCTTTGACCACCCTCACTAAATGATTTCACTCCTGGCATTACTTTATAAGTTTCAGCTTTTTCAACTAAGAGTTGAACAGCTATTCCATAATTGGATAAAACATATTCTTTAGTCCACTTAGGATTACCAGTAACATTTAAATAGCCTTTAATCTTTTCTATTGCAACATCCTCATTAGAGTACATTTAACCCCTCCTTAATATAAAATAAAAGAGAGTAACTAAGTACTCTCCATTTATGATTCATTCATAAGCCCTTTGGCTTTTAAATCCGCAATTAAATTATTAAATGCTGTTACTACTACTGCAACTTCTGCCCCATCATCTAACGCATCTACTTTATTTAATTTATTAATTACAGCATCTGCTCCTTTAGGTCCAGGATCTCCCTTTTCTCCAGGTGTACCTGGTTCACCTTTAGGACTTGGAGTAAGTTCTATGTTTGCAATCCCTTCTTCTATATGATCTAATTTTGCTTTTGTTATTGTTTCACCATCAACCCATGTTTGCTTTTCGTATGCTGCCATCCTTCATTACTCCTTTCCTACTTTTGCTTTGCCTACCCTAGCTTTACCGACTTTAGATGTCTCTAGGGCTTGATTAGGGTAAAGTGATAGTTCCTATTCCTAATTCTTCTCCATGAGGTAATGTTGGTAATGCAGTAGCAACAGCTTTAGTAAATTCTCCAACTGGATCTATAGATGTATAAGTTCCAACGAAAATCTTATTATCTAACATAGAAGCTTCTTCCATCTTTCCATCACCAATAAGTTTAACTTCTTCAGCTGTTAAACCATAAATAGTCTCCCCTAATGTTTCATCCCCAAACATAGATATTACATTTTCAGGGAAATATCTAGCAGTAGTATATCCTTTAGTAGTTTCTTTCTTGTATTTTCCTTCATAAACCACTATTTGAGGTAAATCTAATTGAACTAATAGCTCATTTAATGCAGCTAAAGTAACAATCTTGTCTGAGTTAACTCCATAAATAGCTTTTCTTACACTTGCACAATTGCAAATAGTTTTAACAACTTTTCTAGAAGTTAATGCTCTTGTTGGTCTTGAACCACTTTCATTTTCAACTGCATCAGCTAATGATGCTAAATCATCTAATGGAGTATCACTTTCAGGTGCTTGCCATGTAAATGCCTTTTTGTTTCCATTTGGAACTTTATAATCAATAGTTACTTTAATCTTATTTTCATTAATAGCAATTTTACCTGTAGATAATAACTCCATTCTCATAGCTTCAACTCTAACTCTAACTGAATCTGTCATCTTTTCAGCATCATTGTAAAGTAAAGATAAGACAAAAGCTAATTCTGAGTCTGTTCTTGGATTATTTATCTTAATAATTTCTTTTTCTGCAATTTTAATCTTTCTCTTAATAAGAGCTAGGCTTGCAACACCTTTTTCAATTGCTTCTCTTGAAGCTAACTGAGTTTCTGTATCAAAAGCATGCACTTCTGCACTTACAGGAAGTCCCCCTGTTCCTAAGATCATGTCAAATTCAATATCTTGAATTTTACGCTCTGGGAAAAGTGATTCCCCTAACATTGGAGTAACTTTTCTTTCTTTAAAATAATTAACTAATTCATTTGTGTTAAAAACTTCTTCTAATCTTGCCATTTATTATTCACCTTCCTATCTAAATTTTATATTTGGTACTTTTGCTTTAGCAGCAGTTTTAGCACCTTCGTCAAAACCATCAAATACTCTATCTTCTCTTAAGTAACCTTCAACAATTATTGAAGCTGGAGCATCTCCATTTGTTACATCTACTGTTTTATAAAGAACCCCTATTGGATTACCTTCAAAACTTGATCCACTTGGTTTTACAACTGCACCTGTAGCATCAATGAAAGAACCAGCTTTTACATACTTTCTTCCATTCTCATCAGCTTGAGTAACATTTGAAGCTAATACAGTTCCTGAAAAAGTAACTAAATTCTTTTCAGTAACTAAAATTTCCATATCATTTTCATAATTTGATCTTTTAAAATACATAAAATTTCCTCCTTATTTATCACCCCAAGGATTACTTGGAGCACTTGATCTTGAATTGTTTTGAGCTGCAATAGAAGCCCCAATACTAATTGGTTTTCCATCTGATCCATTACCAGGTACATAACTAGACTGTTTCATTTTTTCAGTAACTATTGCCTCAAGTCCTTTTGACCAATCTTCAGCTATGGAGTCTATAACCTCCTTAGTCTTATCAAAATCTTCACCTAAGCACTTCTCAACCACACTAGCTGGTAACTTCTTATCCTTTGCATATTTCATAGCTTCAGCTAAAAGGTCTTTTCTTGCATTAGCTGCTTTTTCATCAGCTAGTTGTTTCTCTAAATCAGCTAACTTCTTAGCCATAGGATCAGTAACTAAATCTGGATACTTTTCCTTAATAAAAGGTTCAAGCTCCTTCTCTAAATTATTTTCTTTCCAAGTACCTAAAGCCTTATTAAAATACTTATCATTTTCACTTTCTAAAAAAGCTTTGAAGTCTTTCTCTTTTAATTTTTCTTTAAACGCATCCAAGGTAAGTCCTGAAGTTTTAAAAGTCTCTTCAATATCAGTGCCTTCTAATAGAGAATTTATATTCTCATCATCTTTAGCATTTTTAATTTTTTCTAGTAAATCTTTCTTTAACATATATCCTCCTTATCCCTTAAACCTCATAAGAGCCTTAAGACACAAATTTAATTAATAGTGTTATATCCCCTCGTACGAATGACTCCCACAAGACGATTAAAGCAGTTTAAAGCCTTACTTAGGGCATAATAAAAAGCCTTAGCTTCCTAAGACTTTAAATATCTCTGCATTATCTCTTATAACTTGGTGTAATCCCAATGCTATTTCATCCACAATTGTTTCCTCATCTGAATTTTGCAAATCTAAACTTCTTTCTTTAATTATTCCATGAACTAATTCATGCAAAAAAGTTTGTTCCTGCCCTTGCTTGTCTTGAATCTCATTGTTAATTTTTATTTCATGAAATTCATAGTCTATCATTCCCTTACATTCCTGTCTGTCAACAACTAGAGTTTCACTTGATATAATCACTGAATAATCACTTGATCCTATTCTTACGCTACTCAACGTATCCATAATATCCCTCCTTTTATGCTATAATTTAATTGTAGTACATGCTTTAAAATTCAATTACTATCTTAATTGGAAGGGGGTGATCACATGGCATCTAAAGGTAAATGTTCTGAAAAACCTACTAGAAAAGCCCCAATGACTGTAAAAGTGAAAGGCTATACAAAAAAAGATGGTACAAAGGTAGACCCTCACAAACGTCATACTCCTAAAGATTAATAACATAAGCATGTACTACTTTAATTTTAAGCAATATAAAAGCACCTACTCTTTATCTAAGTAAGTGCTTTTACAAGACTTTATTTAAAACTTCTTTATATAATTCTCTCAAGGTTACATCTTTTAGATTTAAGCCTAATTCCTCTTCTTTATAATCAAGTAATCCAACATCAGGAAGACAATCCTCTCTATCTATTACATCATATAGCTGATTTAATCCCTTTATTTCTATAACGTCAGGAATATTCATTCCCTTTCTTGTGCTCATGAGGATCTCAACTTGATATGGAACTTCATATTCATCAACATATGCAATTTCATCATTTGAATCTAATATGATACAACTCTCCAATATACTCTCTATATCACTTTCACCAACACTTAAACTAATTACCTTTTTGCCCATATCAATTCACCTCTTTTCACTTTATTAATATAATTTTCGCTTGGATAATATGATGTTATTATACCATTTCTAACAATAGTTAACAATTGATTCCCGTCTATATTTTTAACATATCCCTTTCCTTCTATTCCAAATTTGTCTATAGTTTTATAAATTTCATTTGGATTTCTAAGACTATCTATTATGTTATCTATTTGCTTTTTAGAAATCATATTTGTATGCCTTCTTGCAATGTGAATAAACCTGTCCTTATCATTATAAACAATTTCTATGGGTGTTGTAACTCCATTCCTAAATTGTTCATTAAAATATTTATAGCATTTATTATATTCAACTTGATTTATAGTTCCATTTTCAATTAATTTTTGTAATTCATTCTTTTCATTAATTCCAAATAGCTGTAAGTTCATAACTAAAGTATTTTTATCATCACTTTGAACATAAAAGCACTTACATTGAGGATGTCTTGGCAATCTCGGTCTATTAGGATCATCTACATCAAATATTTTCTCATGATCATTCATACATCTATCACACGTATTACATAAACAAGCATTGTATTTAACTTTTTTGATTCCATAATCTCTAAAATATTTTTCAGTGATATCACTTTCAACTCGTGCTATCTCAGTATCAACCAATCTAGTAACATTATACTTATTAGCATCAAACTGTTTCTCAATACGAGATTTGATCTGATTAGCATTAACTTTGCCATCTAAAAAGTCCTTAACCTCTTTATGCAATCTTTTAGATACATCATTTTCATTATCCCAAATTCTATCTGAATAATGCTTACCATCAAGATTCCTATTAATTATATCTAATACTTCTTGTTTGTGAGATTTAATCCCATATGACTCTAAATTATCTTTAGCAACTTTTGATAAAATACTATCAACTTTTCTAGTTGTTTCTTTTGTTTCATTAGAAAACATATTTAATATTTCACTAGATAACCCTTTATATAAAGTATTTTTTTCTTTGTTACTTAAATTCAACACATTATCAACTATTGTATATGAAAGCAATATCATAGCTATTTCATTTAATAATTTTCTCATGTTTATATTTTGTCTCTTATAAACTTCTTTCAATTCTTCCTCAGATGATTTATATAATTCTTCTAAAAACTCTTCTCTATCCATTATTCATCACCATGATCTACATCAGGAATATTATTCATTTCTTCCTGCTGTTCTTTTTTAACCTTTTCAGCTTCAGCAACTTTATTATTAATAAAACTAAATAATCCTCTAGCAGTATCTTTAGAAATAACTCCTTCTGGAGTTTGATTTAACATCTGAGCTGTGGCCAAGTCATCACTAGGTATATTAGGAGTATATAAGAACTTAACATCTTTATAATCAAATTTCTTATTCTTTTTTATATCTAAATACTTAAATAGAAATCTAATTCTATTTTTAACCATGTTTTTATGTGCTTTTATTTCAAGTGAACACTTATTTTCCAATACGATCAATCTAGATCTTAAAGCTATACCACTCAAATTACTTTGCAATTTCTCATTATGATTAATATGACATGCTAGTTGATACATTACATCCTCATATCTATCTAACGTATTTTGAATAAATGTATCATTAACATTTTTAATCAACCATGCTGCGTCACTATTTTTATTTTTTAATTGAATTATTCCCAATTTCTTCATTTCAGGAATTTTTTCTGGCTCAACTGATGCATTTTTGAATAGTAAATAAGCATTTCTAAAATCACTTATTTCATTACCAATATCAGAAAGATTAGTTTCAAAAGCATCTTGAAGTCCTTTTAAATCTTTATAAAGGCTATCATCAACACCTTCTTCCGTTAAATCTCCAATAGTAACTGGCACTTCTCCAAAAATATTTTCAGTAGGCTGTGATATTTCATTAAATTTACTATCAAAGTGATATATCTTATCTGATGTATAAACATCTATATAAGAAATTGTATTTTCAAAATCATTTTTAAAAGCATGAATAAAAAATAGAACTTTTCCTGATACACTATCAAAATAAGCATAGCCATCAGTTGGTTTTATAATCTTACTACAAAAATCCGCATTATCATCTATATAATATATTTCATAAACCTTTGTGAAAATCAGTAAATACTTCATTAAATCAGAGTCATGTAATTCATTCCAATGAGCTGTGTAGTATTCAATATTCTCAACTATTTCATCATTATCACTCCTTGACTCATAAGTAATATCATTTCCAACTGTATAGGCAACTTCTTCTCTTATAAACTTTTTAATATAATTAGTATTTATCTTAAGATTAGACCTTTCAGTAACAAATAAATACTTCCTTATAGCATCTGTATCCCCCCTATAATAGCGATACATCTTCAAGTAAATATTTCTAAAAACACGATATGATCCATACGCTTTCTTTACTAATTTAAGATGTTCTGGATTACTTAAATCTAATCCTATTTCTTTCTTAAATAACTTTTTTATTAATTCACTTATTTTCAACCTTCACACCTCCTACAAACCAAATAATCTTCTATCCAACAATTGAATTTGTATACTTCCTTCAATAGTATCTATCTTCAACCAAAATTCAGCAGATACGTCGGCAGCATCATCATGTACTGTGAATTTTTGTCCAGCAAATTCCATAAGTTGATTTGTAAATTCTTCATCTTCTTCAGCAAAAATAAAAGTACCATTATTTACATATGGTACTATTGTTGAAATTTTATCATCCTTATTTTTTCTTTGCATTTCATTAATTATAGTTATATCTCTAAACTTCAGAATTGGATGTTCCTTAATTGCTTTTTCTAACTGGTTTGCATCAGCACCACTAAATGTGTTCTTCTCAATATTTACATGAGTAATATCTTCATACTCAAGCAAATAATCAACCATCTTCTGGATATATTTATCAAACTCTTTCCTAGCATTTATTTTTTCTAACTTCGCTTTTCTAGCATACTTATTAGCATTACTAGATTCAGAACCAACTAAAAATGCACAATAGTCATTGTTTACACCACCACTTGCAGCAGGATCCACACAAAGCATAGTTTTAATAAAGTCATGAGTTTCTATAGTTTCTCTAGGTTCAGTACTCAACCTTTTAAAGTATTTTTCACCTATAGAATCGACATCCCCTTGAACCTCTTGTTTAAATGAATTAGGATTTTCAAAATAATCCAAGGCCAATTCTAAGCAATCCCAAAATTCACTCCAAAGAGTTGGAAATTGCATATCTTTTTCATGTTTATAATAAAACTCTTTAGCATCTTCAAGCCTATCATCATTTTTAAAATTATTAAGGATATCAGAAAACTCTTTCCAAAGTCCTGTAGAAAAATAATGGTCTAAACCATTAACTTTTTCTCCTTTTTCATTAATAAAGTCATCAATTAAAACGCCCTTGTACTTTTTAAATTTCCAAGTAGCTGATTTAAGTAATCTAGAATAGAAACATTCTTTATGTTGCTGAGTCCCCCATGCCATAAGTACAGTACCTTTTTTAACTATTTTACCATTTCTAACAATAGGACGCTGTTTCGCGAATTTAACATCGTTTGAATAACGCAACCATTTTTTTGCCCGAGCCTCTTCAGTTCGGCAATCATCCTCGGATTGATAATCATCGAGTATTATCAAATCAGGTCTAACGTTCTTATATTTACGTCCACGCATGGGCGAGGTACTCGATATTGCTTCAATGAAAGTTTTATTAGTAAACTCAAGCTGAGTAGCATTACAAATAAAATCTCTATTTCTATCATCAAGAAGCTTACCAAAAGCTGATTCGATACGTTCATTTTCAATCATATTATCTTTTATATCTTTTATGAACTTTTCAGCGGTACTTCCTATATCAGAACAAATAAGTACATAAGATTTATGTTTATATGATACTGCCCAAATACTTGGTCCCAATGTACCAAATGCTGATTTTCCAGTACCTCTTGATAATATACGTCCAAGTTGTTCTGGCCCATTACCAATAACAGACTCCTGAATATCTCTCCACATTTCATGATGTACATCCGCAAGTGGAGCTGCTGCATTATCTTCCTTTGGAAGATATATATCTTGTAAAAAATACAAACAAAAAAACTCTAGAGAAATCGCTCCAAGCTCCCACGCTAATCCATGGAACCCAAACAAATTCTTAGAGTTTTCAAGTATACGGTTTTCTGTTAATTCCTCAGCCTTTTTTTCATCTATTCCTATATCAATATAGGATTTTTTTAAGTAGTGATAAAGCAGCCATTTGTTTCTAGCTTCATCACTCGGGAACTCAAATGGTATATTCAAGCTTTATCACTCCTCTTAATTATTAGTTAAAGATATTCCCATCCTTCAAGAACAATATAATTATTGCAAGTATTACAAGTAATTCTTATATTATTTAATTCCCTATCCACATCATCTACATCTGATATTTCTTTCAATTCACCTGATACGGTTATTTCTGGCTTTTCAAATCTAAAATCCTTATCATCAATATCATTTACATAGATCATTCTCCCATTTCTATCAGATTCTAATTCCATATACTTTTTACAATCGGGACATTGAATTATCATTTTTAAACTATTCATAAAATAATCACCTCCTTAGAATAACAATTCTACAAGAGAGTTTATTTTCCTTCTTTAACCAGTTTCAATAATTGCACCATGTTTATTTCTTTTATATTTCCTTGACTTCATACATTCTCTACTACCTTCATACTCATCATAAGTGAATTTCATTAATTCACAGTTGTGATCTTTATTACATTTATTTTGAGGAGGACAACAACATTCCAGTTTCCCATCTCTCCAAAATGTATATAACTTAATGTTTTTCATGCCATCACCTCATTTTTAACATAATAAAAGAACTCTCGTTATTGAGAGCTCTTTTATTAAAGTCAATTATCCTTTAATAGTTTTTGCAAAAGTACTTGATAAAATATCTTTAGCTTCACACCAACCTAATTCAACACACTTTGATGCCATATATTTTATCTTTTCCACTCCATCCAAAGTTTTTTCTATTCCAAGCTTTGTTTCAACATAGTCTATCCCTTTAGATGTAATCATCATATTATCTAATATTGCTACGAAAATTTTACTACCATTCCTAGAAAATCTAACTCCTCTAATTAATTCCTCATTCGTTAATTTATCTAAAGCTACCATAAAAGCTTCTACATTTATACCTAATTTTGAGGCATTAATATTCTCTTCCATTTTAGGAACATCCTCTTGATATTCTTTATATATAGCAATTAAAACTTTTTGTTTTGTGTCTATTTTCATTAAATACTCACCTCCTTCCATAGAATAAATTCTATAAAATTTGGTAATATCCTTCATTTTTAAGCGTTTTAAGACTATCTATTCATTAAGATGATTAATTTATCATTAACACCACTGCAAGCACCTTAAAACGCTTAAGAAACTATTTATTTTCATATTGCTTAATTAACTTATAGAAAGATGTCTTTTTCATACTGGTTAATTCCATAGCTTTTACAGCTGTAATTTTTCCATCCTTCAATTTCGTATAAACCTCTTCCCAATTATCGGGATAAGATATTGTTGGCCTTCCAAATTTCTTACCTTTGGATTTGGCTGCTGCAATTCCCTCAGCCTGTCTTTGTTTTATCTTAAGTCTTTCTTTTTCAGCCATATAACTAAGTAACTCAAATACTATATTAGATATTAAAGTTTTTTCTAAATCAGATTTTCCAACAGTATTAAGTATTGGAGTATCTATAACAACTATGCTTATTCCTTTTCTCTCAAGAAACTGCCATTCTTCCTTAATCATAGTCATATCTCTACCAAGTCTATCGAGTTCTTTAATTATTAATGTATCACCAGAACGTAATAAACTATTCTTTAATGTTTGATAACCTTCTCTATTAAAGTCTTTGCCAGATTGTTTATCAGTTATTATATCTCTTTCTTGAATTTCAATATTGTTATCTTCACAATATTGAAGAACACTTTCTCTTTGTCTATCAATATTCTGGTCTTTAGTAGAAACTCGTAAATAAGCAAAAGTTTTATTCATCATAAACACCTCGGTTTTTCAAAAATATTATAGAAATTATTTTTTTAAACTTTCAATTAAGCTTAGTAATTTTTCATCATCACCAACACTAATATATTCTTTAGCCTTATCCCTAATTGAGATTGCTTCATCCAAATCTTTTGTACCACCAATAACAATTTGTTTTTTATTATTGGTCAATCTAACCAAATATCTCTTAGAATTTTTATCCCAATTAATATTTTTAACAGTTGTCTTTTTATTAGTGTTTAAATTAATATTTAATTTATCTGAAAGCCTTTCTAAATGGTACCTACTAATTCCAGTTACTCTTTCCATATCAATATATGTCTTAACTCCATTTTCATAAGCTTCTATAATTTTAACTTCAAGCTTTAAATCGGAATTAATTTTATTAATAATAGATATTTTATTCTTCAAACCATTATTTTGTAGAATTAAATATATAGAACTTTGAGTTAAATTATATTCATTAATTAACTCATCTATAGTCATTTTATTATCAATGAAGTCAACTATAATATTTTTGTTTCTAGTTTCTTTATCATTGATTTCTATTATTTTTTCATTCAATTCACTTTTAACATCTACCCAAGAGGTCAATGCTCTAACAGATGATATTACATTTTCTCTTACCCCAGTTATTTTAGCTATTTTAGATAACTTACCTACATAATTTTCGTTAACAAGTAATTCTTTAACTTTAGCGATTTGATTTTCAGTATAATCAGAATTATTTCTAGCTGAAATTTTAGCATTTGCTATCATTTTCAATCTAGTTTCTTCACTAATTTTACCTTCAAAACCATCACCACCGGAAGTTAAATTATAACCATTATTAAATGAATCATATTTTTTTATGTAGTAAACTTCTAAGTCATTTAAAATGTCCAACTCATCACAAATATGAATTGCTTTAAATTCAAAAGCATCTTCTCCGTATTTATTCCAAGCTTTCTGAAGATAATCATTATCGTGGATATTTCTTTTTAAATCATTTAGATGATGTTTCCATCTATCTTCAAAACTAACTTTGGTTTGACCAATATATTTATCACCTGTTATTTGGTTTGTAATAGAATAAATTCCGTAACTCATAAAAACCCACCTCTTGCTTACTTCTATATCAAAATTATAATATTTTTAATTTAAGAAGTAAATACAACCTTGACTTTTTACGAATTTCATAGAATTTCCGTAGTCGGTCAGCGGTGTATCAGAGCATATCCATTTTAGAAGGTACCTCTACAGCTCTTATCTATAAATACATTATAAACCCATCGTTCGCAAAAGTAAATATATTTTAGCGAACGTTTATAAAGTGTTTTCAACACTTATTTGAACCAAAATATAATAATGTTATATTAGTTTGTAATACTCTACCATTACGAACTACTTAACAACCTTTAGATTCTTAATGTCTTCAAGTTCTTTCTTTAATGTATTAGTATCTTTATTGTTATCTTTATCAGGAGTATTAGTATCTTCTTTAGTAGCTGTTGGTATACCAAGAGCTCTATCCATGAGATACTTAATAGCCTGTAGTTTAACACGTTGATCCGTACTATTCATTGCTAACTTAAGCATTTCATCTGCTAAAGTATTTACTTGACCAGTAATCTTGTCTTTTGCAGACTTTCTAAGTTGTGCCCGACGCGACTCTAGCTCAGCCTTAAACTCTTTCTTATCAAGCCACCTATATAATTGAGATCTATATATTCCTGTCTCTTTAGCAATCTCAGTCATCTTGTGGCCTTCAAGGATTAAGTCAATAACATTACTTTGTATTTCATTGATATCACTCATATATAAACCTCCTTACAATAAAAAAGGACACCCATTAAAAGATGTCCGTTTCTTGATATTTTTCTATGATACTATTATATAACATTAAAAGTAAGTAGTGTTATATATTGATTAATTAATATTTAATCACTTCTGAATATAATCTGAATTACTTATTAATAAAGGCATTAATTTATTAATTACCTTGGATTTATAATCACATGCAGTTTGCTCTGCTACATTAAATAAATTGGCTACATACTTATTAGATTTTTTATTAAAATATCTTTCTTTAACTAATAATTGTTCGTCATCTAATAAAGATTCAATAGCATCATCTATGTTTTCAATTTCTATCTCTTTAAGTCTTATTTTATTTTTAAGTCTCTGGATCTTCTCAACTCTCTTAATAACTTCATTTTCTACTTCACTACTAAAAGCGTTAGTTTTACCTGTTTTCTCTTCATAGCTTATAGCTCCAGTTCCTCTATAATCATTTTCTAATATTTCTAAATCTCTTTTTAATATTTTTATCTCTGCAAGTGTATTTTTATAGTTATAAAGCATTGCTTCTACTCTTCTAAATTCATCATTTGTATTCATAAAATCCTCCTTAAAGCTTGATATTACTGGATTTGAGTATAAATTTAACACTGTTTTAGATGTCTTAAATTAGCCTTAGATATAAAAATGCATCTAAGGCGCACCTAAAGTATTGATATCATTAGTTTTATAGATATTTTATTTTTAAAAAAGTGTCTTAGATATATATATATTTTCTTATATATATAATATACTTTTTTTGAGAAGTAGTAATTTTATAATAAAGAAGTTCAAATCATCTAAGGCATCTAAGGCAACTACTACTGTAACCGTTGATATTATTAAGATTGAGGTTGCCTTAGATGTGTCTTAAAACCGCCTTAGATGTCTTAGATTAAATTTCATCTATTAACTTCCTTAATCTTTCAAGCTCTCCTTGAGGAAGTTCATGTATTAAGAAATCTGTTGAAAACCTTGTGAGAATATCTTTTATAACACTTAACCTTTTTTCTTTATCAAATGTATCTACAACATAATAGGTTAAAATAGTTCCTATTTCAGCTGGATCCTTTATATCCTTTAAAGCTTGAAATACTCTATCATTTGCTTCATTTTCTAACTTATCCATTTTATTCACTCTCTTTCACAAATATATATATTTTTTTATTATCTATTCTAACTTGTTTAGTTTTATATCCATGCTTACAAATTTCTCTACTAAAGGCTATTCTACTGAGATGTTTTAAACCATTTTCACTACAATATGTTTGATATTGAAGATATACATCTTTAGTTGATTCATTTTCAATTTTTCCTTCCTCTAAAAATCCTAGTATTGGATTATTACGTTTCTCATAATCCTCCCAAGCATCATCTACTAACTTAGGTGTTGTAAACGCTCTGTTATAAAGTATTCGGTCTAATCCCTCTAAGGCGATTTTTAATAAATATTCTAATGAAGACTGATCCATAAGTTTGTCTATAATGAATGGATCATAATCATGGTCCTTCTTGCTGAATTTAGCGTTAAAAGGAATAAAAATAATTCTGCGCTTGAGCCCATCACTTAAATCATTAATTCTAGGAATATCGTTGCAACTAAAAATTAATTTTGAGTAGTTCTCAAAATCAAATGGATCTTTGCCCTTTCTCTCTACATTGACGGTTTCTCCAGTTACTAATTTCTTAAAGGTACTGTTATCTTCAATATAACCATTACTAATGTCATCACCTATATTAGCCAGCTTACCTTCTAATTGGAAAGTCCTGAATCTATCATTAAGTTCATTTAGGGCTACACTTGATATATTTTCTTTGCCTATTAAACGCTTAATTACATCTAATAAAGTTGATTTACCATTAGCACCTGAACCAGTTAAGATAAAACATTTACCTAATTCGTTTCTTCTAAATAAACAATATCCGACCATTTCTTCTATAAGCATTCTAAGTTGTTTATCATCACAGGATATTTTGTTTAATGTCTTGTCCATAATTTCTGAATACGCAGCTGGATTATAATTAATTGGTACCTTATTTTTAATCTTATAATCTGGACTAAATTCTAATAGCTGTTTAGTTTCTAAATTTAGTACTCCATTGTTTAGACTTATAAGTGTTGGTGATTCCGTTCTTACTTCTTCTGATTTAAGTTCTAGGTACCTCATTACTTCTAATCTTGGGGTACGTGTGCTGTTAACAATGTACTGAAGCATGATGCGTTCTATTTCATCTGTTTCAGAAGTATAATAACCTTGCTTATATACATGAAGATTGTCATTAATTTTTATAACATTATGCTCTCTAATTAAGTATGTGGCCAATTTCTCATACTGAAGCTTTCCTTTGATATAAAAGCTCTCTTTAAGGAAAGCCTTATCTCTTAGAATTACTTCAAGTTCCTTCTCTGACACAGGCTCTTTTATTATGAATTGATTTACTACTTTTATTACTTCTCTTATTTCATTCTTAGTTAAAGATTGCTGCTGCAACGTCAATATATAAGCAAATAAAGTATCATTTCTTCCATCACCCTCCTGTAGTTTAGAAAAATCTGTAGAGAATCTCTTACTTAATGGAATTAACCATACTGGAAGCTTATCTAAAGTATCTTTGGCGTAAACTATTTTACGTATAGATCCACTTAAACATATTGGTGTAACCACGTTTTGATGTGGATACTTAGTTTCTGTTTTAATTCCCAATGGAGTATAATAATGCTGCTTATTTGACTTAATATTAGTGTTAGCAAAGTGAAAATGCATACCACTCGATGTTTGGATAATTATACAGTTAGTATTTAGTTTTTCAATTATTTTCTTTACTTTAAGAGCTTTATCCATATCATCAATATCAACCATAATAGTTCCAGGTTTAAGAGTTGCTCCATAATCCTTCTGGGTTTTTATCTCTTCATATGAAATTGAATTTTCTTCTGATACAGACTGAACATTTGGTTTTTTAGTTCCAGTAATTAAAGGATAATAATGTTCAAATATTAAGTCGTATATCTTTTTATCATTAGTTTTTCTCATGTTTTACCTCCCTATTCTTTAATTACTATTTTATCACTTTTAATGTATAATAAGGTATTAGAGGATGGTGATTTTATATGCGTTTAAATTATGATTGTATTAGAGATATTCTTTTATATATCGAAGATAATACTGACTATGAAAAGTCTCGTACGGATGTAGATACTTTGTGTAACTTCTTTGAAGATAAATATGATTTAAATAAAACCTACTACCATCTATCTAAGCTAAATGAAGCTGGATTAGTTCCAGTAACTTTTGGTGGAAATAGACCGATAATTACTAGAGCTCTTACATGGGAAGGTCATCAATATTTAGATAACATTCGTGAAGATCATATTTGGAAAGCCGTGAAAGAAAAAGCTAATACAGTTGGATCTGTTTCTTTACAAGTAATGATTCCACTAGCAACAGCTATAATTCAACAGAAATTAGGTCTAAGTTAAAGGGAGAGCTTGTCTCCCTTTCTTAGAATTCCAGCTTAATTTCTTCACTTGCTATTTTATAAGCAGCTTTCCAATATGCTTGTAGTAAATCTCTACCTAGATTACCAAGTTCAAAATTTCTATATTCAGTAACAATTGAATAGCCACCACAATATAGGTCAATTTCCACTATTTCACCTTTCTTATCCTCTATAAACCTTCTGATTTGTCCTTCTGTAAGTAAAGGTATAACTTCTCTTTTTATTAATTCAATATCTACACAATCTCCTTTATCTTCGATAGCAAGAAGTTTCTTTTTGCTATTAGGTGCTAAGTCCATGAATATATCTCCAATACTTGGTTTCCACCAATCTAAAAATACTTTCTGAACTTCTAAAGGCTGCTCTTTAAATTGTTCTACTGTTATAAATTCCATTCTATCCCCTTCTTACTTCATACTTTCTTAGAATTGCGAAGTAAAAAATACCGCATATTCTTTTTTGAATAATACGGTATTATAGTTAATTTAATATTTAATTAATCTTTGTATATTTATGCCACCTATGAGGTAAAATATAAAACAAAGCTAAAAGAAAAACTAAAGTAAAAATATCCAATATAAATTTTAATGTGAAATTTCTCAATGGAATATAATGAAATCCAACAATAGATATAAAAACAACTAATCCACTATATATTCCTCTATATATAGTGGGTTCGGGTTTATAAACAGAGTTGCATTCTTGACACTTTAAATATCCCTTAAAACTTAATAAACTTTTTAATCTCTCCTTAAATGTGAACTCATGATTACATTCAATACAACTTTTCATAATCTCCCTCCTCAATATGAACAATTTATATCAATTACGAGTTAATTATAGCATATTGAGCTAATACCATACTATTCAATTTTCAAATAACATTTCTGTCGCACTTTCTACATATTAAAATCTAGTAACTGTTTAAATATAGCTTCAAAAAATACAGTTGGTATCGAGTTACCTGATTGTTTATATAGTGATCCATTCAATTTCCCTTCTTTACCTGGATGTACTTTTAAGGCTGCTTCATTTTCTATTTGCTTAAGCCTACTATAGCTTTTATGAAGTTGATTCTCTATCTTCCAATACTTTTTTAACTGTATATGTGCTAGTTCTATTACTTCTCGCTCTTCTTCTGTTAATACACTTAT